ATAAACTATCGTGGTGCAACATCAGCAATTAAACAATATAATTTCTGCAATGGTTTGTCTACAGGTGCTTATTCTGGGATTCTTGCAAGTGCTTTCATAAAAAGTGGTGGAACATCCGCACAATACTTAAAAGCAGATGGATCGGTTTCAAACGGAGATGAATTTAGTACAAAATATCTTCCTTTGTCTGGTGGAACACTTACTGGAAATTTAATTGTTAAAGAAGCATTTATAGGAACATCTTCATTAACAGACAATGCATATTTCTCTCATAAATTATCTGTAAATGATTTTCCTGCAATCAGACAATCATATGATGGCTTTACAAAAATAGATTCTAATGATGATTCTGGAAATGATCTTGGGTTAGATCTTTGTGTGTTAAATGATCCAAAAATAAAAATTAGAGACAATCAAACTACAATATCAAATACACTAAATGTTGCAAATGCTTCGATATCAAATTTGTCTGTAACAAACGCGTTTAATTTTACTGGTACTGCTCCAACAATATCTGCTGCTGATAGCTTAACAAATCGTGTAGCAGCTTTGCAAACGATTCTGGAAAACTATGGATTAATTAGAATGATATAAAAACAGAAAACCACCAAGAGTAATTTCCTGGTGGTTTTTAAAAATGTTATTGAAAATTAGTTGTTACCAAAGCGAATTAATATCAAATTTCAAACAATTTTCAACTTTCTTTTTACAAATATTTTTAGTCTTATTATCAAACTCACTTGCATAAAAAAATTCTAGTTTGTACTCACCTAAACCAATATTATTTTGAAGTTGTTTTGTTGTATATTGTAGTTTGTACTGCTTTTGAGAATGTTCTTTTTTATAAACATCACAATGAACTTTTGTATCAATAATTTTAAAAACAAACTTATAAACATCCAAAATATTAATTGTGTAAGTGTCTGTTGTAGAAGTATTTGTACGATTTCCATCTGGTGTATACTCTGTAATTACTCCATTTTCACCGCGAATTTTAAATGTAATATTATCAAAATCCTTCATTTTTACTTTCCTCCTTCTAACTTACTAATTTCAGCCTTCAAACTATCAATCTTTCTATTAGATTTTAATTTTTCAAGTTTTTCTTCTAATAATTGCGATTCATCTCTGTTATCTACTTGTTGTGTATATGTAACTTGTGGTTTTTGTGTTATGTTTTTTTCATTTTCTGCATATACTCCAACGAAAATACCAAACCATATTACAATACAAAGCGGAAATGCCAAACAAGCAAATCCATCTTTATCTAAACTAATACCGAATGATACTATAAGTGAACCTAAAAATAATGCGAATATCATCGTTGCAATCAGTGCTTCTACCATTGTTTGTATTCCTCCTAAAGAATATCTATATGTATTTACGCATCTCGTTTTTCAAAAATCATGGGGGTGGGCCTTATTTTGTGATGAGTTTTTTACTTTTCTGACTCTACAGGAACCATTTTTAAAAAATCACCTTCCAAGCACCACATCAAGCTCTTTTATAGTCAAAGTCCTTCCAAGTCTTCGCATCTCGTCTCTAACAACAATCACCTTTTCAATATCAAGTTCCGGAGAGAGATATTGGGTTAAAAATACTCTGTTAATCATAATGCGAATGTAAAAACTATTATGTACAAATTTGATGTTTTTTGGCATTAACCTTGGAATTCTCTCTCTTTTTGGTCCTGGAATATATATTGGTTTTTTACTCATATCAACAACAACTTCTTTACCAAACTCTTTAACATTATTTTTTACAAGTTCTTCTAAAATAAATGTAAAAAGTCTTCTGGAAATGTGATACTGTTCCTTAAAATGATCGAAAAACTCTTGATATTCCTTGTTATCAAAATCCAATTCCAAAAGATAATCATAAATTTTAAATTCTGGAACTTGACAACATTGATAAAAATTGTATTCTGGGTTTTTTTCATTCTGGGTGTATATAAAAATTGGTTTTTTTGAGAGTTTCATGGATATCCTTTCCTAGATCTCTTAATGATACGATTTTTAAAATGGTTTGTCAAGGGAATTAAAAAAGCTCCCCGATTAAGAGAGCTTTTGGGAATATCAAATCTTTAAAAATCTGTTTATCATATGATAGTGTATAAGTTTATCTAAATTATTTTTATTGACAGGATATAATAAACTCATATTTGTAATTGTATCTAAAAGTATCTTATTTGCAGGTAGTTTTAGATACAATAATTCTTCTAGTTTATATATTTTCATAATTACCACCAACACAAACACCATTTTTATCAAAGTATTTTATATCTTTTTCTGTAACTTCAATGTCTTTGTCAATATATATTCCTTTATGTGGAGTAAAAACATAATATGGGTTAGCTTTATTATTTTTTAAATCATGATACATTTTATATGAACATGGATAGGTATTATCAAATATTTTCATATAACCTTCACCAGAATCAACTAAAGTGCCAATCAAAAAGTTACCAACCAATAATTTTGCATATTGCTCTTTTGTATATTCTCTAAAATTAAAATCTCTATATCGAACATTACAAGATTTAAAATATTCATGCTGAGATTTGCTAATAAAAATCAAAAAACCTAAAATAATTAATCCAAAAATCATTGTTATCATTGCGTAATCCTCCTAATCAGTATTACTAAAGTATTTATGGAAACAAAAAAACCCAAGATTATTCGATCCTGGGTTTCTTTCTACGAGGAGGTTAACAATACATGGACATCAAGTGTGAGAGTTAAGCACATCCCTCACACAAATATTTAGTCAGTTCCTTTTTCAAATATTTTCAACAATCTGTCCAACTTATCCTTAATCTTCTCTAACTCTTCTACAATCTCATCTTCTTTTAAATATCTTTCTTTAAAAACAATTGTCGCCTCTAGTTTATTAAGATCTAATTCATCATTCATTTTATTCACCTCCTTTGTTGTACTGATATAAAATATTAGTTAAAACAATATATTTGTATTTGTCTGTAAATATCGAATTATCTGGATCCCAAACTGTTTTTATAAGTTTATATTTAACCATTCCGTCATCATAAAAACCCATACTTCCTGGCATTATATGAAAATATGATTTATTTGAAAACATGTTATAATACGAAACATCAAACAAATATCCGATTTCATCTTCTTTATACATCATTCACCTCCCTTTCCAAAAACTTTCAATAACATTTCTAACAGCTTTATCAGCACAATTTTGAAAAACCAGTGATTCAATTTCATACTTATCAAAAATATATTCGTTATCTGGATATTTCGCTTTCATCATTTTTCCTATAAAGCTCCGCAAAATAAAAAATCTATCTCCACTTCTACTTGATGGAATCTCATAAAATTCTTTTTCTAAATTTGATTCAACAACTCTTTTATATGCAACTCTAGCACTTTCAGACATCTCAGAACTATAATTTTTACCAAGTCCTCTAGTCGCATTTTTCTTTCTTTCTAATTCATTTTTTCTAGCAATTTTTTTAATATCATCATTTAAAATATCAAATTCAAAAAACTCAGAAGAATCATTAAAAAACCAGTAATAATCTGATGGGTCTAGAGGCTTATTAGGGAGGTTGTGAAAATTACTGAAGCTGGAAATATCAATATGTACAAAAAACGATCCAAGAGCCTCCAAAACCTCACTAGAATGAAAAAATGAATACTTGATAGGAGATTTGATAGGAACGATAACACGAAACTTATCTTGCTCTTTTGAATGCGATGTTGTTGTGTAAAGATAATAATTAAATTTTGAATAATTGTCTTGAAATTCTTTTATTGTTACATTATTATCAAAATCTAATATCAAAGCAAGTATTTCATCATAATTTTCTTGCTTTCTTTTTTTATCAGATCCTTCTTTAATTGTTATAAAATTCCAAAGTGGACAATCTTCTTTCTTTTTTGATAATGGATTTTGTATCATTTTTAAGATATCTACATTTCCACAAACCAAATCATTACTATATCTATTTTTTATAAACTGTGATACCATATTAATCTCCTACCTATACATTTTTATTTATATTAATTCTCTAAACTGATCCTTTCTAAAATTTTTTCCTGTGGGTGCGCGTGTAGTGTCATTTTAAAGTACCTTCTAGACAACTTACCTAGAAATGACATAACACCACTCCCCCACAACAAAAACGCCTCCAGAGTGTTCCTAGAGGCATTTCTGTGGTTTTTATCATATGTATCTAGCAAATTCTCCATGCAACTCTTTCAACATTTTATTTCTGTGTTCTATAACTTGTTCTAATAAAAATTTGTGTGAGGAGAAATCTTTTTTATATATTTTTCCATCTTTTTTAATTCGGATTCTGTATATTTTATAACCTTTTGAATCTAAGTAAATTGATATGTTTTTGTGTTTTAGTTTGTTATCTTTTTGTGTTTTTCTGTTTCTTGAGTTTTGTGCTCTTGTGCAGACTCTTAGGTTTTTGTATGAGTTGTTTTTAGGATTTCCGTCTTTATGGTCAACTTCTTGTTCTGGGTCAAGTGTTATGTTATGATAGAGTTGGTAGATTATTCTTGAGTTGCTGTAAATTTTGTTTTTTAATCTAATTTGGAAGTAGTTGGAAGAGAAATTGAAAGTCCCAGCAACATCTCCTTTTTTCATTTTTCCAGTGTTTAAATTCCAATGTAAAATTCCATCTTCTACATAAAAATATTCTTTACAATCATCTAGAGAAATTGTATTAGGTTTCATTATTCTATTCCTCCAAGTTTTTTAAAAAAGTTTCCTGTGCTGCGCGTGAGGGCTTCATCTGAAATTGTTATACCGATTTCTTGAAGGGTTTCTTTGTCATTTTTTAATCTAATCCCTCTATATCCTCTAACTCTTTTTCCGTCAATTTTAGTTTCTACTTTTTTGAACTTTCTATTTTTTTCGATATACTGAGATACAAATTCTGAAAAATCTCTACTATTTCCTAAAGATTTAAATTCTTCATTATTTGAAGTAAACCTGAGAAAATGTTTGTATAATTCGGATGATAATAAAAATTCGTCTGAGTCTAATACAATTAGATTTTCGAAGATTGTTTCAAATATTTCTGTTTCTACAGGTTGTATATTTCTATTATTTTGTCTAACGCTTTCTGGAATGATAAAATCAGCATTTGTAGGACATAATCTTTTATATGCTTGGTATGCGTTTGGTAGCATTGTTGCTGATGTTATACAAAGATTCTGTGTAAAATTTGGGTCACCTAACATAATTAATTTTCCATAAGAATCTTTCATGATATTTCCATTTTCGTCTTTTAAAGCTAACTTCTTTAAAACCATTTCTGACATTTTCGATTGAATAATAATAATTCTTGAATCTTCATGTGTTGCATCTGAATTAAATATAGGTAAAACATTTGAATTAATCCAAAGTTTAGACGACATTTTTTTAGAGAAACTTTTTTGTCCTTTCTCCTCAACGTCTGCGGAATCACCTCCTAGTAAAATATGTATTTTATCTCTTTGTATAATCCTTTGGTCTTTGCTATCTCCGAAAATTGTAAGTCTTTTATCCCACAATTTTGCCATAGAAAATTGATTGTTTAGAGAATCTTTTTGTAAGTAAGCGACACATTGTTTTCCAAGAATGTCACTTAGCGCGTTTACCATAGCACTTTTACCACTATATCCATCTGGGTCATAGTTATACATAGCAGCGCGAGTTTTATTTGGTTCGTAAAAAACTCCCCATATCCAAGCCAAAAGTATATCTTGTTCGTCTTGATCATATTTGCTCAATGCTTCTTTCCAACTCTCAGACAACTCAACTTTATCAGATATTTCAAAAGGTTTAGTGTCGAAAAAATGATATGTTGGAGTTTCTAGGCTGTTTGCATATAATTTTGGTTCTTGTGATTGTTTGATTACAGCAGTTCCATATGTTTCAAATAATTCTTCAATATATTCTAAAAATGTTATGTTCTTCTGGTTTTTTGTGATTTCAACATACTGATAAAATCTCATCTTTCTTTCGTTGTTGTTGACTTCTTTATATCTTAACGAAACATCAAAATTCTGTAAAATTATTTGTGGAATGTTTTGATAAATCCAAGCATCTAATTCATCAAAGTTTCTGTTAGCAATTTCGATCATTGTTTTTTTCCAACTTCTTAGTAAATTTTCAAAAGATACTAAAAGTTCGTTGTGTAAATCAGTATATTCCAAAACTTCTCTCAACAAAAACTTTCCAGCAAGAGTTTGAGGAATCTTATAAAATAAATTGTTTTTTACTACATGATAGATCACTTGTCCATCTTGAGTTTTACACCATCTAAAATATTCTGATAAATTTGTTTTATCGTCTGGTGTAAATTCTCCCAAATCGTTTAAAGTCAACTCAACCTTTCCCATACTTTCTTTAACAATCTTATCATCAGAAACTTCAAAAACTGTTTCTGAAAAATGATCTTCAATTAATTCTTGAAGTTTTATCTCCGAAAATGTCTTCAATTTATTATTACTTTGCAACAACATAGTAATAATTGTTATATCAGTCTCTTTTCCATTAACAAAAAACTTATTGTCTACTTTCGTGATGTTTTTGTTATTAATCTCTTGTGCAATCTCTTTCATTCGCTGGTACCTCGACATATAGTCTAAAATTTCTCTAAAAAACAAGCTCCCTAAAGATGTTGGCCCGATCTAGTACCAGTAAATCGGAATCTTTAGGGAGCAACAAAGTCAAACTATTTTCGTGTCTGGTACACACTTGTAATTATTTATAACAAATCAAATTCAAAAATTCCTTGCTGCGCGTGATGAAGTTTGATGATCTGTAAACTTCTCTTCCGAGCTATACACACCCATACACAGGGGTATACACAGGGGTATACACAGGGGTCCACTGCCTCGAAACCCGCACACCATGCCGCTTCCGAGCTATACACACCCATACACATACCAAAATCAACTTTCAAAAATTTTTTCTTTAAGTTTTTTGAAGAAACTTTGAAGAAGGATGTGTTTTTGAAATTTTGACTGGGGTGTGTATGGGTGTGTATAAGAGACAAAATCGCTTGAAACCCGCACACCATGCCGCTTCCGAGCGATTTGGACCCCTGTGTATGACCCCTGTGTATGGGTGTGTACTTGCTCTTTGTCATCTTTTCTGCAATCTCTCTATATCTAAATCTCGGCTAACACAAAAATTATGACTCATCAACATACACTCTTCAAAAAACTGCGAATGTTTATAGATCTTAAAATTTATACAGTTTCTTTTTATAAAACATTCACAATTTTTAAGAATCATAATATTTTCGAATTCTTTGTAAATTTTATCTTTACAAATTTTTTTGCTGATTTCCAAAGATACTGCGAAAATATCTGAGGTTAAATTGTACAGTTGATATTTTTTACTCATTTTCATCTTTTAATCTCCTTTAAAAATTTCCTGTGTGTGCGCGTGTCCTAGCAAAAGTGAAGGTGGGCATTTTTTCCAAATTCCGACTTTTATATTTGTCCTCCTTCACATTTTTCATTCAAAAGTACTTACAAAAAAGTTACACACAATTTATTTCAGAATGATTAAGATATTGTGTGTAACTTTTTTGTAAGTACTTTTGAAAATCTTTTGTGTTTTTGAATTCTCCTTTATAATACTTATCAAAAATATAATAACTTTCCCAATAAAATCTCTTCGATCCATCTATAGAGAACTTTTCAAAAAATCTTCTAATGTAAAAGTCTATAATTTTGGTGACAGCTTCTTTTGGCATGTCTCTCAAAGCTAACTTTTCTGAAATTGTATAACTTTTCATCTTTTAATCTCCTTTTTTAATTCTTTGTTTATCTCTTGCAACATCAACAAAATTATATCAACTTTAGCTTCCATCTCTTTAAGTCTTTTGGAAGTCTCATGCTCAAATCTCATACTTTCTATACTCTGCATAAATTTCTCCTTTTAAAAATTTCCTGTGTGTCCTAGCAAAAGTGAAGGTGGGAGTTGGAGGTTTGTGACGAGAAAGGACAAAAAACCCATCACCCAACTCCCACCAAAAGTTATATCAAACTTCGTAAAAATCGTAGTGTCTCAAAACATCAAAAACAAAACTATCATATGGGGTTTTTCCTTCAATTTTGTTTTGTAGAGTGTATTCCATCGAGCTATAAAAATCCTGGAAAAACTTATAAAAATGTTGGATTAATTTTACTTTATTATCAAACTTTTTAGGAGACTCGTCGGAAAAATAAACTTCGATTTCTTTGTGATCGTCAAAATGTTCAAATTTTTCGATAAGTCTTTTTTTGGCTTCCTTAAGATAATTCGCGTCGATCTGAGTGTCTTCGGTCTTTGATGTGTACTTTTTGATAAGATCTTTGATAAAATTTTTGCCAGCTTTTGGAGCACACATATCATATACACCAGCCTTGATAAGATCTTTGAGGATGGTTAAAGTGAGATCCCAGCGTTTTGCATCATCCTCATCTGTAGCATAGTCGGTATCCATGATCCATCTATGTATCATGATCTTGAGGTTGTCGATATCCCACGACTCAAGATCGTCCACACTCTTGATGATACGACTTTTTGGAGCTTCCTGTGCATCCGCGACGAGATCCATGACATCATAGGTGACCATAAGATCTGCATATGACACCCCTACAGTGCTTCCTCCCTCATATACGTCATCAGCAGTATCCATCTGTGCTCTATCCCAAGCCACCATATCTCCCATATCCTCAGCCATCTCCTCTGTCATCATGATGCGCTTAGGCTCTACGATGGCTTCCTGTGCATCCGCGACGAGATCTGTATACATCTCAGCGCAGAGCTTCTCGATAGCCGTGACATGCCAAGATGATACCTTTGATGGGATCTCTTTGTGCATGACATCGCCTGTAGTCATGTCGATCCACCAGTCACCGCCACAGAGACACCCTACAGCAGCCTTAGACAGCTCCTTATACGAGTGTCCATCCTTCTCGATGTCGATGGTGATGTACATGCGGTCGTGTCCAGCCTTTGTCCAGCGCTTGCCTGTGATGGTGTAGATGCCTTCGGTCTTTGTGTGTGTGTCCTTCATGATGTCCGTCCTTTTGTGTGTAAGTGGGTTTCCCCGGTTCTTATAGTATAACAACTTTAAACTGCCCTGTCAAGTGCTTTTTTGAGGAACCTACCCCAAACTCGCCTCCCGACATATACAAGATACTCCAAAGTGGTGAGTTTGTCAAGGTCTTTTTTGAGATCCTTGTTCTCCAGCTTGTCCTACCTGTATATAAATATTTAGATCAAAAATTTTCAAAAAACACGATTTTTAGCAGTTTTTTGAAGATCGTGTACGCTAAAATAGAATTCTTGCGTTCTAAAAGGATATCTTGGTCTTTATATAGTTTTTATAAATCTTTCTTTTAGGAAGAAGTTTTTTATATAAATACTTTTGTAAGACATATAGGAGAACCACATGAAAAGGACAGTTGATAATTTTTTGAAAAGATATTGCGAAGAAAAAGTTGTTAAGAAAGATAAAAGTTTGTTACAGGATTTTTGCGATGAGATTAACAAAGACATACTCGCAAAAAAAGATATCAAAAACCGCATCAAAAAAGCATCCTGAAAAATCTGAAGCGTTTCAGTTCAGAGAAATGTTTCAGGAATTAATGATCTAGATGTGTTGAATATAAACGTATCTAGATATGTTGATATATTTTCTTACCGCAATTTCTTACCGGTAAGATATTTAACGAAAATCTGAAACGCTTCAGTTCATGAAACGCACCTTAAAACTTTTCTATAAAATATTTTCTAAAACTCCTTTTAAAATATGATTGAAAACAAATTTTTTACAGAGTTTTTTAATAATTTTTTATCACCATTTCGAAAAGAGAGCTATAACAACAACCCAAAAAATCACTTTAAAAGATACTGCCAAAAATACCAACAACAAAATTACTCCGAAATCCATAAAAATTCCCCCAAAAAAGTATTTACCAAGCGATCTCCAAAAACTTTATCTGGATCGCTTCTTTTAATATAGTCTTTTTAAAATGGTTTGTCAAGGGAGTTTCACAAGATATTTCTCAAATTCCTACCAAAAACATATGAAATATATCTGGATAAACATATCTTTAATTCTTAATCCTACCAAAAACATATGAATTAAATTTCTGAAAGTTTTTTGTGAAAAATTTTGTGAAAGAGTCTAGAAAAAAGAAGGGAATTTGGCAAGGGTTTAGAAGAGGATTTTCAAAGATATTTCACAACAACCTTCACAAACACTTTCAGAAATACTTTACATAAATATTTGCACACCGACACAGAAAGTCGTAAAAACAAAAGGAATATATGTCAGAAGAAAATATTGAAAATAATTTTGTTGATGTTGTGAAAGAGGTTCCTGAAAATTTTGATGAACTTCAGATTTTTATTCACAATTCTTTACAAACCATCATTTCACAGGCACTTGACGCAAAAGATTATTATGATCCTTTTACAGTAGTTGGTTATATAGTAGAAATTTCAAAGTTATATCAAAAGAAATTGAAAAAGAGTTATAAGGAGATGGTAAAGGATCGTAAAAAGTTTGAAGAAAAATTGGAAAGTGAAAGACCTAAAGATTTTATTGCAGAAGAATGTGCTACTTTTGAGAGTGAAGTTGAGAAGTCTGCTAAAGAAGTATCGGAAAAAATATATAAACCATTTTTAGATAGTTCTGTATAAGGTAGTTTTATAAAAATATGTCGGAAATAATCACACCAACAGACAAACAAATGCGTTTTTTATCAAGTGATGCCGACATACTTTTATACGGAGGGAGTGCAGGATCGGGAAAGAGCTGGGCTGCGCTTTTGGACTGTCTTGGGTTAAACGACGAAAAGTTTGGTCCAAGAATTTCATTGTATCATTATCGAGCACTTATATACAGAAAAACTTATAGAGAATTATCAGATATCATAGACAAATCAAAAGAAATTTTCAAAAAAGTTTGTCCAGGTGCTTCATACAATAACACGAAAATGATATGGTTTTTTCCTTCAGGTGCTCAGATTCAGTTCACAAGCATGGATACTATCGAAGACTGTGACAAGATACAAGGAAAAGAGTACCAATATATTTGCTGCGAAGAAATTGGGGCATATAATTCTGATAAAGTTATGAGATATTGTTTGTCAAGATTACGTTCTTCACATGGTTTAAAATGTTATTTCCGAGCAACATGTAATCCTTCTCGTTTCAAGTGGTTAAGAAATACTTTCAAAATAAATTCTTTAGGAGAATCTACAAAATTTTATGTTGAGACTGATATAGAAGAAGACGACGAAAATGGTGACAAAAAGACTGTAAAAAAACTTGTCGAATATATCTCAGCAACACTCTCAGACAATCCTCATCTTGGAAGCGACTATAGAGCGCAGTTGATGATGTTGCCAGAAGATGAAAGAAACGCGTTATTATATGGTCGTTGGGATGCATATGATTCTGTTGATGGAGCGATTTATAAAAAAGAAATTTCAAAGATGTATTCAGAAAAAAGATATTGTAAAGTTCAATTTCTAAAAGACTCTGACTACTATGCTGCATTTGACCTTGGTAGAAATGACACCACAGCCATAATTCTTTTTCATATGGTAAATGGAGAGAGACATATTTTTGATTACTATGAAAATAATGGTGAAGATATTAATTTTTATATAGATTGGTTGAAACAAAAAAAATATGAAAATGCAATTATTATTTTACCACACGACGCAAACCAACATAGAATTGAGTTTAAGTTTTCTGTTTTCGAGACAGTTTCAAAAAGTTTTAAAAAAGTAAAATGTTTAGAAAGAATTAGTATAGAAGAAGGAATTGATTGTGCAAGAAGAATGTTTGATAAAGTTTATTTTTCAAAAGATCATTGTGAAAGACTTATAGAATGTTTGACAAGTTACAGAAGAAGATATAATGCGGCTCTAGACACTTACACAGATCCAGTTCACGATACTTATTCAAATGGTGCAGATGCTTTTAGATATATGTGTTTGGTGGAGCCTGTTAAAAAATATGACTTCAAAATGGATAATGTTTTTAATACTTCTACCATTTAATATTTCTAAAAATCTTCTGAAATCATTAATAAACCTCTTTGAAATAAATACATAAAAAGGATATCTATAAATGGATTTTGAAAATTATAGTGAAGAAAATATTGAAGAGCCTGTTGAAAATTTACCAGATCTAAACGAAATTTTTGAAGAGGCTATTGAAAATTTTGATAGCTCTAGAAATTCATGGAAAGAAATTTTTGAAGAATCTACCAGCGATAGGTCTTTTGGACTTTTTGGTGATCAGTGGGACGCGAGAACAGTTACCCAAAGACGTGTTGAAAATCGTACAGTATCAGTCTTTAACAAATGCGTACAGAATATTCGATATGTTGTTAATAGTAGTATGAAAGAAACTCCAGCTATAAAAGTTACTGCAAAAGATAATTCTCAAAAAGATAGTGCAGAAGCCATTGCAGGAATTGTTAGACAGATTGAGAACGAGAGCAATGCAAAAGACATTTATAGTTGTGCTTTTCAAGATGCAGTTGCTGGTGGAATTGGTGTGTTTGAAATTTGTGTAGATTATGATGAAACAGATGATGACGATGAACCTATAAAAATAAAAAGAATATTTGAACCAACAAGTGTATTTCCAGATCCACTCTCAACAAAACCAGACTTTAGTGACATGACTTTTTTGTTTCATGAAAAGAGTATGTCAAAGAAAGAATTTGAAAGAAAGTACCCAGACATTGAAACAACTTCAAGAAATCCTCATACAAAAAATTGGTTCAAAGATGATTCAATTACTGTTTTAGAATATTGGAAAAAAGAAAATAAAAAGGTAGAATGGTACATCTTGAATGGAAATGAAGTTATTGATTCAAGTGTTTTAAATGGTGGTTATAAAGGAAAATATATTCCTTATGTTTTTATTGTTGGTGAAGATGTTATTGTAAATGGTGAGCGACATTTTAAATCAATTATCAGAGACATTAAAGATTATCAGAGAACATTAAATTATATGCAAAGTGAGGCTATTGACTTTGTATCTAAAAATGCAAAGGCTCCATATATCGCTTCTGATGCGGCTATTGGTGAGTATAAAGATCTTTGGAATAATGCGAATACAAAGAACTATCCATATCTTCCATATCATGACGGAAAAGCTGTACCACAAAGACTAGATCCTCCTCCAGCCCCAATTGGATATGTTGATAGTATTAATCGTTTGGATATGGATATTCGTAGCACAATTGGTATTCGTGATCCTCTTCAAGATATTCCCGCAACACAATCTGGAAAAGCAATCAAACTACAACTTGCTCAACAGAATCTTGGCACATTTGTTTGGGTGGATCATTTGAATAGAGCTATAAAACATGCTGGAAAAATTATTGTTGATCTTATTCCATATTTTTATAATCATCCTCACACACAACAAATCATAGGAATAGATGGTCAATTAAATTCCAAAGATATTATGATTCCAAATGAAGAAGGAAAGATGATTGATTTGTCTGGTAAATATTCAGTAACAATTTCAACAGGTTCTAATTATGAAGATCAACGTACAGAAACCAGAGAAATGTTATTGGAAATGTCAAAAGCAAATCCACAAATGTCAACAATCGGGGCAGATATCTTAGTCCGGTCCATGGATTTTAAGGAGAGTGAAGAACTAGCTGACAGATTATTTGCAATGCTTCCTCCTCCAATACAAGCTCTCAAAAAGACTGACGAAGATCCTAAAACAACTATGATATTAATGTCGCAGAAACTTGAACAAATGGGAAATGTATTAAAACAAACCACTGAAAATTTACAGAAAGCTATTGAAGAAAATCAAATGTTACAAGAAAATTTCCAACAAAAGTCTCAAGTTGAAATGCAGAAAATCGAACTTCAAAATTCTGGAAAGTTACAATCAGAAAGTATTAATAATGAATCTGAAGAAAATCAAATCAGAATCAAGGCAGAATATGATATGAAGATTAAAGAATTGGAGTTGGAATATAATTTGAAAATGAAAATGGTAGAATTGGAGATTGAAAAGGCTAAGGCTGCTCAAAATTTTCAAACACAATTACCAATAGATGCTTTTCAAGAATTTCCAACAATAATTCAAAATGATCTTGGAGAAATATATTAAAAACAAATTAAAAATATAAATATATATGGATCGGGTTTACCCGTGGCATTGTCCTCCTATAACTGACTCTTGAAACTAAACCTTCAAGGGTCTTTTTTATAAATACTTTTGACTTATTTTAGGAGGTCGCTTATGAAGACTTTAGAAGATATTTTGAATGAACCAATTTTGTTTAATGAGAAGATTTTAGCTTGTGTTGAAAATGGAATTTATGATATTGTTAAAAATAATGTTGATGGAATTGAGATAAAAGAAATTGTTCATACTTTTTCTCCATTAGAATTAACAAAGTTTTATCAAAGTATTCCTTGTTCTAAATTTGATGATTGTATGGAGTACTTTTCAAAAATATATGGTGATAATATTATTGTTAAGTATATTTCTGAATATGATCCAGTTGACGAAAAAACATATTGTGTCCTTGTTAATTTAAAGGGTGACAAAGGATCAAAGAATCATATTTTTTCAAGAGTAGTTTCGGATATATTTTCAGTACAAGTCCCTACAAATTTAATTAACGCCATAGAGAAATAAATACTAAAAACCGTCAAAAAAAGACGTTAACATAAAGGATAAAAATGTCAGAAGAAAATAATATTGTTGAAGAGATTGAAAATAATACACCAGAAGTTATAGAGAATGTAGAAAACGATAATTCTGAAGTTATTGAAAAACCAGTTGAAGAAGTTTATAAGCCATGGAAAGCTGAAAAGAAACTCCCCGAAACTGTTCCATATAATAGATTTTCTGAAGTTGTTGCAGAAAAGAATATGGAAATGCAGAGAAGATACGAAATTGAAAAGGAATTAGCTAAGTATAATAATGTTCAAGAGACTGTTAAAAAGATTACTAAAATTGAAGATATTGATATGGATCAACCTATTCCAGCTTATCACGAACAGTTAGTAACATTTATAACAAACCAACTTGAAGAGAAACATAGAATTGAACGTGAACAAGAAAGATTCCAAGAAATTCAATCAAAGAAACTTCAAACATTTTCTACAAGAATGTCTGAAGCAATTAAAGAAAATCCGGAAGTATCTGAAGCTGCAAAACACGTTGGACAATATGTTGATCAGATTCCAGCATATATTCAGGATAGTATTGTGGAAGATGATAATGGACCTTGGCTTTTGTGGGAATTGGCAACTCAGAAAGGACTAATCGAAGAACTTTCCAAGATGACACCTACAGAATCTTTGAGAAAAATTGGAAGAATTTCAGCAAAGTACGATAATAGAAATTTCCAAAAAGAGTCTCCAAAAGAAGTTGCAAAAGAACCAGTAAAAGATATTCCAGTAATGCAAACAAAATCTGCTGGAAGTCCAAACATCAGAAGCACTTCAACAACTTCCACAAACTATTCAAATGCTGCTCTTTCTAAAATGTCTACAAAAGAATATATGGAGTGGAGAAGAAAACAAAGATAATTCTGAATAACCATATAAAATAAATTAAAAAGACTTGTAGAAATATGAGTCTTTTTTGTTTCTAAATTGTTTTTTAGTGACTTTTATAAATAATTCCAGAAGTCCTATCTTCGTTAAAAAATAGAGCATATTTTCCGAATTGTAGAAGCAAAAATTTGGAAAAGTAATCTGAAGCTTCAAAATTTCAAATTGTTTTTCTAATTGTGTTTTCTAATTTGCTTTATGCAAAAGGTTCTATAAAATGGCTCTTAATCAAAATTTAAATCATCTAACTAATAGTATCATCACCAAAGAGTCGATCATGCAGTTGGAAGGAAATGCTGTACTTTCTACTATGGGTGACTGGAAATATTCTTCAATGTTTGCTAAGGAAGCTGATCAGATTGGCGACACTCTCAGAGTTCGTAGACCAGTTCTTTCAACCATTCTTGAAGATGATATGACTTGGGTAGGCAACAGACCTTTCGAATCTCAGGTTAATCTTACTATCGACAAGTCTTTCTTGACTCCCCTATATTTCTCTGAAGCTGATATGACTCTTCGTATTGAAAAGTTCTCTGAAAGATTTATTGAAGAGGCTGTTTCTCAGTTAGCAGTAAAAATTGACAAGTATTTTTATGGAAAGGTCCAAGAATCTTGCCACTGGTCGGTTGGTCAGTACGGTACCCCAATTATTTCTGACACCATTCTTGCTGCAAAGGAATTGCTTGACGCTTCTTCAATGCCACAGAATTCAGAAGTATATGGTATTCTAACCCCAAAACACACTCGTTCTTTGTCAAATGCTCAGATGAGTCTCTTTAATGCTCAGAAGGAAATTTCTGACATTTATCGTAAGGGTAAGATCGGTACATTTGCAGGAATTCAGTTTAGTGAAAGCAATACAAGTCCTACTCACACTGATGGAACTGCTTGGACTGGTGGCGCTGGTAAGTTTGAGATTGCTAACATCGCAAGTGCTTTGACATCTGGTTGGGCAGAAACCACCACATTGTCTGTTTCTGGTTTGACTGCTGGTCGTACATTTGTTGCTGGTGACGTATTTACTCTATCTGGTGTGAACGGTAAAGTTTATAACTATAACCCTCTCATTGGCGGTCAGACTCCATATGTTCAGCAATATGTTGTTCGTGAAGCTGTTGCATCTACCACTTCTGCTGCTCAGGCTATTGTAATCTCTCCCGCAATTATCACTTCTGGAGAATATCAGAACTGTGTTGGTGTTACTGGCATTCTTGAGCTTAAGGGTTATTCTGATACTTCTGCAACCATTGGTCAGGAAGGATTGGTATTTCACAAGTCTGCAATCGCAATGGCCTCTCCAAAACTCAGTATGCCAAAGGGTACTGATAAGATGAGTCAGGAATCCGGGGACGCGACCGAACTTAATATTCGTTACAGTAGAGATTGGAATAGCATTAACAACGTTTATGTTACTCGTCTTGACTGTCTCGTAGGTATCAAGGTTCTTCGCCCGGAGTGGGTTTGCCGTGTGCGCTAATCTATAAAATGGTGTAAAATCTTTAAGGCTCTGGATTAATTTCTGGAGCCTTTTTATTATCTAAATTTTTAAATTGTCCATGCATTCTTTCAAGTTCGTTGTCTCTGTATTTTATAACATCTTCTAAAGAAAATTTATTAAAATCAAAATCTTTTGAAAATCTTTCTGATCCCTTTTGTATGTTAATTACATAAACTTTTCTATTGTTTCTATGTTTATAAGTTTTTATATAAATGTTTTTAATACCTGTTGACAAATTATCTTTTCTAGCATTTTGGTTACACATATTTTCAGAATTATCACACAAACGCAAATTTTCAAAACTATTATTTTCAGGATTTTTGTCAATATGGTCTATTAGTTCATCGCCAAGTTCAATATTATGATAAAGTTGATATAAAATTCTATGTTGTTGATATGATTTTTCTTCAATCATCACTTTAAAATAACCTCGTTTATTTTTTCCACCAGCTAAACTACCAACTTGAACACATCTGGCCGTTTGTATTTTCCAATATAAATTTCCTTTCAAATCAAAATCAAAATAATACTTACATTTTTCTAGACTAATTTTATTACAACGTTTCATTTTTTTTAAACATCTCCTACATTAATTTTAATAATACAATCTTTAAATTCGTTTGTCAAGACATTTAAATAAATACAAGAAAAGGATATTTAAATGAAGAAAATTTCCGAGATAATTGATTTAGTTTCCGGTCGTATTGGAGTAAAACAGTCTGGAGAAGCATTGGATCCGGATGATGCAAATACAATTCTTCAAGTTCTAAAATTTACTATGGATGAACTTTCTATACGTTGGTTTGGGAGTAAATTATATGAAAAAGAAATTGCTGGAAAATCTGTAATAACAATTGGAACTGATGATACTGGAGTTCCTGGTGATATTGCAGATAGACCTTCTAAAATTGATTCTGTGATTGTAACTGTTGGAAGCATTCACTATCCAATGTTGTTAAAGACGTATGACGATTTCTTAAAAATACCTGTTACAAATGTTGCAGCAATTCCAAATGCCGTTTATTTAAGAGAAGATTATCCATATATTTCTTTACATTTTTTTCCTCAGATCGGCGTAACAAGTACTGTCAAAATATTAGGAAAAGGATATATGACAGAAGATGATTTGAGCTATTCTGATTTTCTTGATGTTCCTAGAGAATATATTGAAGCTGTTATTGCTAAAGTTGCTCTGAAAGTTGCTCCTTATTTTATGATGACACCTGACCAGAGTTTAATTATTGATGCTTCCTCTGGAGAAAAACATATCAAAGCGAAAATGTTAGTTGAAAGAATGAACTCTCTACAAAACGATTTCCAAAGTTTCCGTGGTGGTTTTAATCCAATCACAGGTAGATCAAACTAATGAAGAAAAATCAGCAATTATTTTCGTTCGGTGATGTTCCATATGCTTCTCCATATAATGTAGTTGGTAAAGAGATTTGTAGAAATTTTTATGTAGAACCAGCAATTTCACAAACATCTAAAGTAAAAAGTTATTATGTGTCTGTTCCTGGTTTAAAATTATCTGTACAAAGTGATGCTGGAAATGCTTGTAGAGGTCTTTATCGTACAAGTGATCAAAGACTATTTCAATGTCATTCTAATTATGTCGATGAGATCTTTCAAAATGGTCAAAGAATTACTAGAGGATATATTACGACATATTCTGGGGTAGTTAATTTTTCAGATAATACTAGAGAATTACTTTTGGTAGATGGTCAGTATGGTTATATTTTAGACTTAGCTACCAATACATTCTCAAAAATAGATGAAAATACCTTCCCAAATGGTGCTTCTTTTTGTACTTGTATTGATAATTATTTTCTAGTAAACAAACCAAATACAAAAGAATATTATTGGTCTGGTGTTAATAATGGAACTTCTTGGGATCCTTTAGATTTCGCAACAAAAGAAGGGTATCCAGAAGTAATTGTTGCTATAAAAGAATTAAACAATCAATTATGGGTTTTTGGGAGTTCAAATACAGAAATACATTATGATTCTACAGATTTTGAGACACAAGTTTGGAAGAGAATTGAAGGTGGTATTTTAGAAATTGGTTGTGTTGCTCCTAATTCTGTGACAAGAGTTGAATCAAATATTTTCTGGTTGGGTTCTGATAAGTCTGGAAATGTGGCTGTTTGGAGTAATACTGGAATAAGTCCTAAAAAGATTTCGATCAGAGGAATTGAACAGCTAATCCAAACAGAAACTGGTGGAAAGGTTGATGATGCAATTGGTTATACATATTCTCAACAAGGTCACGTTTTCTATGTTCTTCAATTCATGTCTTCAGAGCTCACTTTAGTATATGACAACGCAACAAATACTTGGCATGTTAGAAGTAATAGAGATTGGAGAGGTAATAATGTAAAATGGAGAGGTATTTTTCATCAATATATCTGGGGAAGAAATATGATGGGAGATCTTTATACAAACGCTTTATACACACCTGATATGGATTATTATTATAACGACGATCCAACAGCACCAACAAAACCTACTTATATTGTTAGAGAAAGAACCACACCAATTCTACAAGTAAATCAAAAAATGGTCTGTCATGCAAGCTTTGAAGTTCTTTTCGAAATGGGAACTGGAAATAATCTTAATAACGCTTTAGGTTTTGGGCAAGATCCTCAAGTAATGATTAATACAAGCGACGATTCTGGTATTTCTTGGAGCAATTTCAAATATCAATCTATTGGAAAAATTGGAGAAACCACAAAAAGAGCAAAGTTTAATAGATTGGGGATTTCTAGAAATAGAGTTTACAAAGTTACAATCACAGAACCAGTAAAAGTTGTTTTGTTAGGATTTGTAGCAGATCTAATTGAAAGGAATTGGTAATGGCTTTTTCACCAGTTCCATTAAACACACCAATCCAAGAAAATCCAACAACACTTACACATGTTTGGTTTACATGGTTCAGAAATCTTTCACAATATATTTTAGACGGATTCACATTAAAAACAAAAGATAATTTAAAGTATGTTGTGAATTTTTCTACATTATTTGTGAAGTATGATTCTGAAATTGGTGGTGAAATTAATCTTCCATACAAATCTCTTACAAATCAAAGCTTACAATATTACTTTTTTGAGAATAATATTTGGAATGTTGGATTTGTGGATGTTTTAAAAGATGATCTAAAAATAGTGTTACCAAACAAAAAGATAAAAATAGACACATATCTTTTTATAAGTCGTAGTTAATCATATCTTGCAAAAGGTCCATGTAATTCTAGAAGTTTTTTGTCACGAATTTCTATTACATCATCTAATGTAAACTCATTCATTTTAAAATATTCAACATATAACACTTTATTAGCTGTAATTTTTAAACGATAACTATTTTCGGTTTTCTTTATTGTTATATTTTTAATTCCTGTAGATTTATTATTTTTTTGCGTCTTTTTATTCATCATATTTTTAGAGTGTAACCCTGGTCTTAAATTTTCTTTTCTATTATCTGTTTTTACACCATTTATATGATCTATTTCTTGATTTGGTTCTAGAATAACATTATGATAAATTTGATATAAAATACGATGATTATAATAAGTTTTATCATTTATATGAACTCTATAATAACCACTAGATTTATCTAAATATCCTGCCAAATTATTCTTTTTTACACATCCATTACTTTTCTTCCAATATAACCAACTATTATGTTCATAAACATAATCTAGTGTTTCTTTTGATATAGTTTTAATTTTCATTTAGATACTCCAACATTAATCTAAATCTTACCATCTTTAAATTCGTTTGTCAAGTGTTTTTCATAAATATAATTAAAAGGAAATATTTAATATGGCAGATGAAGCTGGATTAGGGTCAACAATAATGGGATTCTTACAATCACCACTTGGATCAGGGATAGCCGCTGGTGGAGTAAGTCTTTTAGGGAATCTTCTAGCTGGTGGTAAATACGATGCCGCCGCCGCAAAACAAGCCGCTGCACAAGAACGCGCTCTAGCTCTCCAAGGCCGCATTTATAACGAATCAAAGGCAAATGCAGCACCATATTTAAAGGCTGGTCAAGAAGCTCTTCCTGGATATATTTCTAAAGTAAACAATTTTAACCAACCAACATACAACTATCAACAGCAAGATTTTGACAAGAGCAAATTTAAATCTGAGGGTTATGATTGGATTATAGACCAAGCAACAAAAGCCAACAATGCTGCTATGGCTGGAAAAGGAATGGCTCTTGGTTCAGGCGCTTTGAAATCTCTACAAACAAGAGCTAGTGGATTGGCTTCTCAAGAAATGCAGAATAGTTATGATCGTTGGTTGAAAGATTCTATGTTACGCCAAGGACAAGCTGATAATGCATATACAAGAGATTACACATTCCAAAACCAAGATCTTTTAAATTCACAAAATCTATCTAAAGTTGGTCAGGATTCAATGGGTATGTTGGCTGCTCTTGGTGCTAATTATGGTAAAAGTGCATCTGACACCATTGGAAATATTGGTGATGCATATGCCGCTTCTGATGTCGCCCAAGGAAAAAATTGGATTAATACTACAAATCTTATGTCAGGTGGTTTATCAAAATATTTCGAAGATGAAGCTTCTAAAGCACAAAAAGCAAAAGGTGGTGCATAATGCTTAATTGGTTACCTAATGTCGAATATAACAAAGAATCAAGATTTTTCACCACAAAAGATATTGCTGAAAATGCTGAAAAATTGCAAACTGCCGATAAAGCTTTAAGAGATCTCAAAAGAAAAAGAGCTATCGAAAGAGCCACCGCAGAATCTATTGACGCAAAAGGAGATTTCAAAGAAGAACTTGCAAGAGAATCGTTGAAGAAATCTGGTTTTGGGGAAGAGGCAGATACTCTTGTTAACGAAATTACCTCAAAAAAGACAGCAAAGACTAAAGAAAATATCGACTTTAGAAAGAATCTTTTGGAGGCTGTTGCGCTTGGAACTGTTAAACAAGATGTTGCAGAAAAACTTTTTGGTGGTCCTTTACAAGATACAATTAAAGAACAAACACCAGCCGCTCCACAACTTCCACCTGTAGCAAGTCCAGATGTAAGAAGTGGTGGATTGCCTTTAAGTCCAGCAGCACAAGCTCTCATAAAAGGATCACAGGGACCACAGCAAGCTTCACCTACCACACAAATTCAGTCAGCTCCTATTACATCTACTTCACAAGGACCTTCGCAGAGCAATTTGTCTCCTAGATATGCTCAAATGGGACCTATGGATTTTTCTCAATTAGCTGGTGGAGAGAGTAAAGTAGCGCCAATCACATTTTCTTTATCAGATGATCCTCTTTTAGCATCTTATCAAAAAAAAGCTGCTGCTGGTGCTCTTGGTGGATTAGATGATAAAGCCTCAAACGAAACCATTGCTGCGAGAATTGAACAGATTGCACAGAACAAATTTCCAGAAAAAAAACCAACACAATTTATGGGGTCTGACGGTAAGATTGACACTGGAAAATATCTAGATTATAAAAATTCTCGTTTAAGTAATATCGAGGGACACAAACAGGAGCTTGTAAAATCTATATTGTTGCAAGGTAATGAAATGCGTTCACAAGATCTTACAACAAAAAGTGTTCAAAATGCAATAGAACAAACAAACATAACAAAAGACGAAAAATATATTCCTGGGTATCAAAAAGCTACTGACCAAAAAGCTCAGGAAGAATTAGCTCAATCTAAATCTGCGTCAACTGCTCTTTCAAAATCAGCAACAGAACTCGAAAGACTTGATGTAAAAGATCCAGGTTGGAGAGCAGCAGCGTCTATTTTTGCCACAAATGTTGCACAAGCAGAAGGAATGCCAGGAAATGCCGGAACTTATGAAGAAATTTTAAGCAATTTAAAGAAAGGAGCTGATTGGGAAACATTATTAAAAGCAAATCCAAATTGGCAAGATAAATTAAATGCACTAGCTCAGTTTGGGTTTGATGCAAAAACAAAAGGACCACAAGATTTTAGAATGTTTGTTAAATTTGCTCAATTAAAAGCAAGAGAGAAGGCACAATCAAAATTTTTACCTAATTCTTATACTCAACTTTTTACAGATTTTCCTATTGACGGAGAAACCGCTTTAGACAAAGAATCTTATAAAAAGAAACATCCACTTGGTCTGTCTGTTGGTGGTGTGAATCGACCTCCAGAAAAACCAAAAACCGCAAAGGAAAAAAGAGATGAAGCAATTGAAGCAAAAAAGTTAAAGGATAAAAGACCTCCAGGAGTTAAATAAATGACAAAAGAAGAATTCAATCAATTAAATTCCGATTTAGATTCTGTTAAAACTTATAACGAGTATTCAGAAATCGAAAAGGCTGATTCTGCTCTTTATAATAGACTTCTTAATTATAACAAAAATGGTTTACTTTCAGCAGATGATTGGGAAGGATTAATGAGCAAAAACAAATCTCTCCCAGATAGTTCTTTACTACTTTCCAAAAAAGATTCATTGGAAAGAGAAGCATACAAACCAGTAGAAATACCTGTCGAAAAACCTGTAGAAAGAACTGCGATGGAAACTTTATATGGTACAGCATTTCCAAGATTATATAGAAGAACCGAAGAAGGAATGTCACCAGAACCAGGAATTAGAGTTCCTTCAAAGGACGATTTAATGAGAACTGGTGGAGATGTTTTTGCTGGGGCTTTAGATTTATTAAGTTTACCACCAAGAATATCCAACACAATTGCACAAGCTCCAATTGATACATGGAATAAATTTGTTGGAGATAAACCATCAGAACAAATTCCATTTAGTACTATTGGTGAAATCGGAGGTGGCTCTTTTCAAACACCTAATTTACCATCATGGACACCAGATTGGATAAAAAAAGCAGCAAGTTTTGTTAATCCTGTATCTGAAGGTGTTGGTGAGTTTGTCACAGGTATTGGCAGAGGTCCCCTTCTTCCAGGGACTTTTGGTAAACCGATTGTTGGAGCTGTTCTCGGTAAAATGTCTCCAGGTACCCTAAAAACCGCTTTAGAAGTTGGAGGAAATGCTGGTGCTGGTGCTGTTATTGGAACCTCTGAGAGTGTTGCTAGAGGCGAAGGTGTTGATCCTTTTGGGGTTGTGCTTGGTGGATCTTTGGGCGGTGGTTTTACTCTTATCCCAAAATATGCATCATATCTTAGTGACAAAAAAACAGGAAATATTTTATTAGATGCACAACACGAAAAAATTAACGGAGCACTTGCTGATCTAAATGTAGCAAGTAGAACATATACCGATATGCTTGGTAAAAATATATCTTCTGAAAAATTACAAAAAGCAAAAAAATTAGTTGAAAATTATCAAAAAAAATATGATGAAATTTATGAACAATCTACTAAAAAATGGACTGGTAAATATAATGAAAAAGGTAAGGAAATAAAAGAGGCTGTCGGTAGGCAATATTGGGAATCTAATCCAGCAGGGTTATCACAAAATTACAAACACAGTTTAGATAAATTGGCAGCAGAAAACGGATATGTTGGAAAAAAACCAACTAGTTTGATTGATGCTCTTGAAATATATTCTCCAAAAAGAAATCCAACAATTCCAATGAAAGAAATTGAACCAGCTATAGACAATTTAGCAGAAGCCAGACGATTATCAAATCAAACAGAGGCAGTGGTAGGGGCAAGATCAGCGGCTGGAAAATTGGGCGCTCTATTTCAATTAAGAGATATACTAAAAGGAGAATCATATTTACCAGAAACCATTTTACGACAACTTCCGGATGCAACTTCAACAGCTTTAATTCGTGGTGGAAATTCTCTTCAAGATTATTTAAAAAGTTTTGTAATGCAACAAGATTCCACAAGAAGACAATAAAGTTAAAATATTCTCTTTTTTATACTTTTTATATTATATTATATAAAATTCATTAGTTAAGAAGAGAGAATAAGGAGCTTGGGTGGGTCGGGTGGGTTTTGGGTTCGGTGGGTCGGGGTTTTTAAAGTCTGTGTAAAACTTTTACAACGATTTAAAACACAGATTTTGCGAACCCTCACACCCCCAAACCCACCCAGGGTTACTAAGAAACCATTTTCGTCAATTTTTCTATCACATTTTCGAAAAATCATTATAAATATTATTATAAAAAAGGACTAAAAAATTATGTCTGATAAAGAAATTATTGATATGTTGAAAGATTCTATAACAAGATTTGAAAGTAAATTAGATAAGATAAATTCAGAATTACAAGAATATAAAAGTAATTTTCAGATAAACCTCACAAATCTAACAAACAAAGTAGATATTCATGATACGAAGCTGCAAACGCTTGATAAATTTTTTAATAAATCTCTTAAAGATAGAATTATTGATAAAATTATAGATGGGTCGCTTTCAGGATTTTCTGCTTGTGTTGGTGTTTTTTTGTTTGTTATAATTTTTAAATCGACAGGATCAAATATTTTTAACATTATAAAACCACTTTTATCAGGAATATTAGGTTAAATTCATTTATCAAGTGAATTTAATTAGTATCTGCACCACGAAATTCAACAAAAGTTCCATCTTTTTTAGGAATCACAAATGTAGCAAGTTGAGAATCTTCTGTATTTGTTGATTTGAATTCTTTGTCCAATCTTGATAAAATCTTTACACGAGCATTAAAACGAGCCTCAGCGAGTTTTACTTCGGATGGGGTTACTTCAAATTGTTTTAATTTAAAGTCATCCATTTCAACAACTTTATCTTTATGATATTTTAAAATAAATTCTTTAATTCGTTGGGCTCTTTCGGGATCTTTTCGAATAACCTCTCTTGTATTAATTTTTACATCAAGCATTTTAAAAAAGAATTCGTCAAGTTCTGTGTAATGTTTTCCTGCAATAATAGAATCTTCCAAAAATTTCAAAAGTGGCAAATCGTGAACATATTGAATTACTTTACCAGATACCATATTAACACATTTTAAAGTGATTTCAGGAAGAGGAAGACCCCAATCCGTGACAAACGCAAATCCATTAGCATCAGAAAATTCAAATACTTCTCTTTTACCGCCCTCATTTAATATTTCTTTTATTTTTCTAGTATCAAATTTCATCCTATTGATTCCTTTTAACTATATTTATAAATTTTTATTTAAAATATCTATTATTGTCTTTTTATCTAAATACTCCTAAAAGGATCTATAAAATATGCTCACTTATCTACATGCTCCACTTCAGCTTTTTGATAATTACGGAAGTCGATTAGTTTCTGGGGCAGTATTTACTTATGAAATCGGTTCGACCGTAAATAAAATTTCATATAAAGATATTTACGGTTCTGCTCCAAATACATTTCCAGTAATTTTAGATCATGCTGGGCGTGCAGAAATTTATATGAATGGTTCTTATACTATTCGTATTACTGATAAAGATGGTGTAGATATTGATACGTTTGATATTCGTGGTTCTTCACAAGACTCTATATCAACAACTGCGGTAGGTTCCTGGGCACAAAATGAAGTAGTTGTCGTTAATAATTATGCAGATGTGAGAGCGATTAATAGTCCTTACGCAATTGTTTTTTGTCAAGGTAGAGTTAATCAAAACGATGGTGGTGAAGGGTGGTTCGTTTTGGACATTTCCTCTTTAGAGACTGATGATGATTCTGTTATTCTAAAACCAAACACTACCGGAATTTATAGAAGATATAATGTACAAGTCATAGATCCTCGTTGGAGTGGCGTTGTATATGATACTATTGTCAGTCAAGCAGTTTATCTCAGTGCGGCTTCAACAGCTTCAATTCGTCATGCAAAACCTCTAGCAATCGAAGGAAGTATCTATCTCAATTCTAACTTCATAACTTCTGCTGATATAGAGTTTTCAGACAATGGATCTTTAGTTAGTACTCTTCCAATTACAGTTTCTTTTTATGGTAATGTAATTGGTTCTCCAGATTGCTTTAAGAATACCGTACAACCAAAATTCTATAAGATTGATGAAGTAAAATATTCTTGGTTCTACTCGGACAATGTTGAAGGTAGAGTCGCAAAACTTCTGGCTTGTACTGATGAAGAGTGTTTGATAAATTTTGATGAAGATATTTCCACTACTGCTTCCATAATTATTCCTTCAAACTTTACCTTCAAATGCAATAACACAATCACCTTTGCAAACACATCTCCACTGGACCTAACAATACCTAAGATTGAAAAAGTCAATGCAAATGTCTTTAAATTTCAATCATTTTCTACAGTTGGAACATTGACAATACCTTTTGAAATTAATTGTGAATTCTTTTCAGGTATTGGTTTTGGCGCTGATGATACAATTCCAGTTCAAGCTGCTTTAAGATCTGGTAATGTAGTTCTTACAAAGTCTATGGTAAGTTCTGGTGCTCACATTACTTATGAACCAATTTCCCTAAGATCTGATAACATAAAGAAGTCTGAAATGCCTACTTTAACAGTTTCTTCACTAGCTTTTTCGACATTACTTTTAAAAAATATTGCACTATTCGCCTCACTAAACGGAACCTCACTCAATGCAAACAATGTAAGAATGGTTTGTGACGGTACTTGTAACAATGTCTCTTTAAATGATGTCGAATATATTTCTGGAAAGCTAACCACACAAGACGCTATTCTAGAAAATGTTACATACACAGGTTCTTCAGTTCCTTGTTCAAAAATTTCTAAGCTCACAAATTCTCAGTTCTCAAATTGCTTAATGTCTGGTAGTGATAAAATTGAAGGACTTGTCTCAAACGTTACTATTACACCAACTTCTGCAAATAGTTTGATTGTTAAAGATTCTATTATTAACAATCTTTACTACAATGATTCTTCAGATACTTTTAAACCAACACTTATTCTCTCGGGGTCAAACATTATTAATAATAGTAATTTTGTAACAAAAAATTATAAAATGTTATGTCATGGAAATTCTTCAAGTGCCACATTTAATTCTTGCACATTTTCTGATAATGTTACTGTGTCTGAGGCTTCTAACAAATATACTTTAAATGGTTGTGAAGGTGGAAGTCTTGAAGTAAATGGAAAAAGAAATTCAATAGATTATGTTACTAAGGTTTTTACTTCAGGAACTTTAACAGATTCTTTGACAAATTGGAAAACAAAAACTGGTGACGATGCAATTGATGTAAGTCTTGATGGTATTGGTATAAAGTTTAATCAAAGTTATGTATTTGATTGGAACACAGGAATTCCAGCTTCTACTATCAAACCAGGAGCTTTAGGTACAACTTATACATATCTATATATTCCAACACTTTCAAGCGATTTTGATAATTTTATTCGTTTTGGTGGTCGTTTAAAAGTTACTACAAAAAATGCTGGAAATAGTTTCTTTAAGATTTGTATTTCTGATCCTCAATATCGTATGAATAAAGCTGGACAAGTAGCTTATCTAACAACTTCTGCCGGATCTCTTTGGAATGGTTCTCCTAAACTTTTAATGGAGACAGGAATTATAACAAACGATTCTTCAAATGAGATTTCCACAGAGTTTTCATATCAAATTAATCAAAATAGTTTTAGACCTTTAATTCCAGACCAAGGAACTGCATTTGGATATCCAGTAATTTTAACTGATCATCTAGGTATTAGGCAAGATGTATTAAATTCTTCAGCAACTACACCACTATATACAAATGCTGATGTTGTATTTGTTGGGTTTGTTGATGTAAATACAGAAGTTAAAATTGAATGGGTTTGTGAAATTCCCGTTAACGATATAGTTTCAACAACATATTTCAAAACAACTTCTGCTAGATCTGATACTTATATGAACGTTACAGAAGACTATCTAGGGACACCTTTTGTATCTTCTGGCACCAATAATATAAGTAATAAATGGATTTTCAACACTTCTTATTCACAGTTTGGTGATAAAGTTTTGATGAGAGGTACTAATCCAACTATAATGACTTCTGCAAATAGTTTATCTGGTGGAAATACTGCACTTTTTCATAATGGTATAAATTTTAACTTGGATGCTTGGAGATTTCTATATAACAAATACAACAATCGTTTAGAACTTAATATTCCACAACTATTAAAAAATGATGTAGAAATAACTCTTGATAATATTGTTGATAAAAATAACTTGTCTTCTTATCCATCAACATTATCTAAACCATTATCAGCAACAAGATTTTATAAGACTTTGGATAATCTTTCATAAATACAATTAAAAGGAAATATTAAAAATGACTGCAAATCTTGATAACGAAACGGTAACTATTATTAATGTTGATGGAAACGATTTCGACATTAAGATTAGTTATATTGACGCTTCTGGAAATCTTAAAATTAAACAGAAGAAAGTTGATAATTCCAGAATTTTAACAATTGCAACAGGAGTATCATTATAATGGATTTTGTGCAGACTACTTTAGACAACGAGCAAGTAAAAATTATCAATGTTACTGGAAATGATAAAAATACTACTATTGCATATATTGATTCTAGTAACAATTTAAAAGTAAAAGTTAAACCAGTTTCTTGGGAAGATTTTGGTCAAGTTCAGAATAAAAGTTTGAGTACTGGCTCATATGAAATCACTAGTAATGTAAATTCTTTTTCGGATGTTTCTCAAGGAACTGGTTTGATGTGTGGTATCTGGGGATCGTCTAGTGATAGAAGATGTTCAACATCAGAAGTAAATTTGCTATTAGAAACATCATCTACTACTGGTTCTGTTGAATATACTGATGGTTGGTGGAGACATATGATCTCTAAATATAATTGTCATTTTAATTTAGTGTGGAATGGTGCAGTTGCTGGAACTGTTTGGGAACAATGTGCTACTAAGATAACTGCTGATTTATCTGGGACAAATATGCCTCATATAAATTATGCTTTTGTTAGACCAGGA